TGACTGCCTTAAAGCAATTGACGATGTGAACAACGATATCGAAGACGTTGCCTACATGGAGAAACGATTACTGCAGGACGGTGGTGTTTTGCCGTCACAGATTGAGAATGAAAATATTTACGACCTGTTCCGGATCACTAAGGCCCGTAATCGTGAAGAACGGCCCTTGTCATCCTTTGCTGCTCATCAGCGTTTGCGACGTTTATCGCACTAGTTAAGTAATTATAAAGAGAAAGGAGGCAAATAAATGGCAGCGAGTGATATTCAGCAGACCATGTCGACTAAGATCAAGGTCGACCAACAGGAAGCTGCTAATCAGGTTGAGAACCTAACCAATAAATTCAAAGACTTGACGGCGCAGTGGAAGGCTGAACAGGCAACGGCCAAGGCAAGTGGTGATTCGGTTGGTGCTGCTAAGGCTCGGTATGAGGGACTTAGTAAAGCACTGGAAGTTCAGCGTCAGAAAGTTGAGCAACTTAATCGCCAACGTGAGGACCAACAACGGCTGATCCGCTTATCCGCAACGGTTACTAAGGACCAGACAGATGAACTATCACGTCTGGACAGAGCGCTGACTAGTGCTACCAATAAGATGACTAGCCTGACTAACCAGCAAGCGCGGGCCAGACGATCATACGAGTACACAAGTTCTGGGCTCAAAGAACTGCGCAATGATTACTACACCAATAATCGGGCAGTTGATTCCCATATTGAGAAGCTCAAAGCAGAAGGTAATACTGCAGAAGCCCAAAAGGTAAAGCTGGCCGGCTTGAAGTCATCGCTGGTTAATCTTGCTAAGCAGCAGGAAGCGACAAAAAAGCTGGCAGATGAAGCAGCTAAGTCTGAGGGGAAGAACTCTGCAACTTATCGGCGGCGAATTACTGACTATAACGAGGTCAGCGCAACGCTTAGCAAAACGAGTAAGCGGTACGATGAGCTAAGGGCTGCAGAAATCAAGGCCGGTAATGTTTCTACCGGTGGCTTGGCTAAAATGCGGGATAAGTTCCTGGGCGTGTACTCTGCTGAGAAACAGGCTACTACACAGGCTAAGACGATGGGTGAGGTGATGAAGGGTTCCTTTATCGGGACCTTTGCTTCTAACCTTGCTCAGAACGCCATCATGGGGATCACCAGCAAGATGCATGACCTGATCGCCGCTGGTAAGCAGTACAACATCGAACAGGATACGATGAAGACTGTTTGGCACTCGTTAACTACGCAGGCACCGCGTGATGGTCAGCAGATGCTTGACTTCATTAACAAGTTGAGTCAGCATTCAATCTATTCTGCAGAAACGATTAACAAGATGGCCCAGTCCTTCTACCACGTTGATTCTTCTGTTAAGCATGCCAAGACTTGGACCAACGACTTTATTCGACTAGGTTCTACCATGCACATGACCAATGCGCAGATATCTGAAGCGGGGGAACAATTCTCCAAGATCGTAGCTGGTGGTAAGGCTTCCCAGGAAGACATGAACGTCATGATCAACCGGTTCCCAATGTTTGGTGAAGCCCTTCAGAAGGTTACCGGGAAGTCAATGAAGCAACTTCAGCAACTTTCTCAACAGGGGAAGCTGACCTCGCAAGACTTCGTCAAGGCGATGGATTACCTTGGTAAGAAGTACAAGAGTGGCCAAGCCGAGGCCATGACTTCCTACATGGGGATGTCGATGTACCTTAAGTCGCGATTCAGCAAACTGGCCGGGGATGTTGAGAAGTCAAACTTCAGGATGTCCAAGAGCGCCAAGAATGCAATGGTTCAGGTTACATCGGACCATGCCATGGAGCAGTATGCCAAGGCGATCAGCAGTGCCCTAGCTGGACTGGCTAGTGCCTTGTCAAAGACGATTGTCTGGATTCATAAGCACCAGACCGCCACCAAGGCCCTGATCAGTGTCACAGCTGGGTTGATTATCTTCCATAAAGTTGCAGTCTGGGTTACTGCTTTCTATGGGCTTATCGGTCGGCTGATCATTGCCTATAAAGGTTATACGAATGCTACCCAAACCGCTATAGTTGCCCAGAAGATGCTCAACCTGGCCATGAAAACTAACGTAATTCTTCTGGTGGTTTCGGCGATTGCGGCCCTAGTGGTTGCATTGGTAAAACTGTACAAGCACAACAAGAAGTTCCGGTCCTTTGTAAATGGTATTGGTCGTGACCTCAAGAAGTTTGGCAAGGGCTTTGTCGATACTGGTAAGAGTATCCTCAAAGGAGCCGATAACCTGCATAAGAAGCTTTCACGCGGTTGGAATAACTACTGGAAGGAGCAGGGCCAAAAACAGCGGGCCTACCAGAAACAGGAAATTCGGAATCAACGACAGCGGCAGAAGCAGGATCAGCAAGCTTGGAATAACATGAAGCGCAATGCTTCCAGAGGTTGGAAGAATATTGAGCAGAATGCCCGTTCAGGAGCTAACCGGGTAAGCCGTTGGTATACCAATATGAACCGATCAACTTCACGAGTTGTTCAGAATATGTATCGACAACATCCGCGGACTTTCCAAAGCATGTATAAGGTTATCCAAGATCGGACTCGGACCTGGCATGATCTGGTCACTGGCCATTGGTCCCGACTGAAGGACGATACCGGCCGTCTAGCCAAGGATCAGTCGCGGGCTAATAAGGATATCTTTGAGGATATGTATAGCGCCATCAATAAGAAGACTGGTGGTTGGCTTGGTAAGGTTGTGGACTCCTGGAAGGATCACATGTCCCAGATCGGGGATGCCATTTCTGCTGGCAAGCGAAAGGCTGGCCAAGCGATGTCTGATCTAGCCAACGGTGTTCTGAAGCCGTTCAAGACGTTAATCGATGATATCCAGGGTGGTATCAACTGGGTCTTGGATAAGATCGGGGCCAGCAAGCTTGGTGGATCCTGGTCCGCTGCTATTCCAACGTTTGCCACCGGGACTGCCGGTAATCGTGATGGTTTGAAGAAGGCCACGATCGGCATGGTCAATGATGGTGCCGGACCACACTGGCGTGAGCTGTATTCCTACAAGGGCCAGGTAGGTGCGTTCCCTAATAAGCGGAACTTCATCACATTCTTGCCGAAAGGAATGTCAATCCTCAACGGCGAAGACAGTCATAAGCTGATGTCCGCAATTGGCCTGCCCAAGTTTGCCAACGGTGTTGGTGATTTCTTTGCTAACCTTAAGGATGATGTGGACGATTGGACGGACAAAGCCGAGAAGATCATGGCTCACCCAATTGAATTCATGGAGCATGTCTTCACCAAGAAGCTCAGTGGTTTGAGTAGTGGGATTAAGTTCGCACAATCAATGATCACTAATGTTCCGATCTATGTTGCTAAGCAAATGGCCAACTGGGTAAAGAAACAGTTTGAGGATCTGCGGAGTGCAGACAGCCCGGCCGGTACGATGTCTAAGGGGCTGCTCATCAAGCGGCGGAGTCAATGCACCAAAGCCTATCAGCTTACGACATTGATCGTCTTTATCATCAAGCCTATACCGAATCAACTGTTAATCCTGCCCAAGGTGGTGGGATTGATGACCATAATGGTACGGGTCGCCCAATCGGGCTTTTTCAATTCAAATGGAGTACTTGGAATGCAGCAGTACGAGCCATGGGTGGCCGACACAGTAATATTCATTCTGCGGTGGACCAAATTGCAGCCGTACTTGCTGATAGAACCTGGCGATCAGACATTGAGGGCTTAGGAGAAAAACGTGGCTGGACGCCACATGGATATGCTAATGGTGGCATAGTTAATGTAGAGTCATTGGCCCGTGTTGCTGAGCACAATAATCCGGAAATGATCATTCCACTGACAGCATCCAAGCGTGGCCGTGCTTATCAACTGCTGTCTGAGGTAATGGCCCAATTCAAGCATGAAGATGGTCCCGCTCAGCCAACACGAGATGACCAGTCCATCAGCCAAAAGGAATTCAGGTCGTTAGAATCGAAACTGGATCAGCTGATTAGCGGTGTCCAGCAACTTGTTCAGGTTGGCCAGCAACAGATCAACGCCACAATCAATTCTGGCAATAAGTTTGGAATGAAAGCTAACCGGTCCGCTGCATATACCGTGATGGCCAGGGACCAGCGGCTAAGTAATTATATGAGTTATCGGAGGTGATGAAACTTGAGTGTAAGTAACCCAGCATTATATCTGAAGATTGGTGACCAGGATGAGTTTAATATCGAGGACAAGGTACAAGGCTTAACTTTCCTTGGGGATGACTCAACACCGGTACTTGCTAATACTTACCAAGATATTCCTGGTATTGATGGCAGTAAGCTTCAGTACACGACCTTTTCACGGTATCAGGTAGCAGCTAACTTCTGCCTCTTCTTTACTGACTGGCAGGACTACAAGCTGGCCAAACACCAGTTTTACCGACTTTTCACATCACGAGAACTCATTAGAATGCGGACGGACGTTGAATCAGCGATCGTCCGTTTTGTTTACCCCACCTTGCCGGAGATCAAGCCGGACCAGAAAGGATCTCACTATGCTACATTCAGCATGAACTTCGATAACCCGACTGGCTTCCGTTACTCACTTTATCGGAGTGACGCGACTTACAGCAACAATGACGACGGGGTGCAGTTCGGTATGAACCTCCATAATAATGAGGATCAGTACAATTATCATTTCACTACGAAGCAATTTAAGGTTTTCAACGCAAGCGACGTGCCAATTGATCCGTGGAAATATAAGTCTGATCTCAAGATTATTGTGAAGTTTAGCGGTCAGTCGCTGAAGATCACCAACACGACGACTAATACCGAATGGACCTACAAGAAGCCTTCGAACGGACAGGAGACGATTGTTTTAGATGGAATCTTTACCACACTTAATGGAAACCCGGCCAGTGCCAACTCCGATTATGGGACAATTCGCCTGGCCACTGAATGGAATAACTTTACTGTCGACGGTGCGGACAGTTTTGATATCACTTTTAGCTTTCCGTTTGTTTACATCTGATGAATATTGATGAGAAGGTCACAGTTAGGGGTATCGGACGCACCGAGACTGAGCCCCTGAACTGCATTGACCCGGACTCGTTCTATGTTGACTGGGAAGTCAATTCTGCTTGGAGCATTCAGTTTACGGCCCGTGATGATGGATCATTTGCCTACTCAATGCTGGATGCCCAGGCGTCGCTGTTCTTTGATGGCCAAGAGTATATCATTAAGCAGGCCGAACCTGATACCAGTGGACGAGTCAACACGATTGAAGTCGTGGCCACTCACGTTTACTTTGAATTATCGCGGATCCGGAAGTACAAGACGTATATTGATCCGGCTGATGCTGACAAGCAGACGGATGTCAAGGTTTACGGAAGTACTCAGAATGATAACGATAATAGTGGGGATGATAGTGGCAACGATGATGATCCAAATGCTCAGAAGACGGAAACCACCACAACTGAAGGGAACACGACTACTAAGACAACGGTCACCAAGACTGACGAAACCAAAGAAGATTCCGATGAGAACCAAGTCGAATACCATATTGAAGATGTTTTGAAGCATTGGCTAGATGGTAATCAGCTTGGTTTTTCTTATCAGGTCATTGGAGATTTTCCTACTGCTCGGCTAGAGGAACTAGCTGACGGCAGCGGGACGGATATGCTGAGTAAGATTACGGAAGCTTGGTCAAATGCCGTAATTTATCCTGACAACCGGAATATCCGGGTATATGCGCAGGACCAGTTCTATAAGGACTACGGTAATCGGCTTGACTATCCGAATAATACGACTGAAGTTAAGTGGACCTTCGATTCTACTAGCTTGACCAATGAAGTTATGTGCATTGGTGGGAAGTACTCCATCGAAACAGAAGTTGATACCTCGACTTCCGGGGATGATAGTCATGGCTCTGGCGGTGCTGGAGCAGATAAGGTTGTTAATGATGCCAAACAGTACCTCGGTATTCCGTACGTGTGGGGAGGAGCCGGTGGTGCTCGTGGTGGTAATCCTCGCAGTGGGATGGATTGCTCTTCTTTTGTAAGTCAAGTTTATAAAGATATGGGCATTAATATCCCGGCTTATACAGTCGCAATGGAGCCATATGGTAAACAAATTGATCGGTCGCAAGTGCAAACTGGTGACATGGGATTTTATGGTTCGCCTGGCGGTTCATATCATATTTGTATGGCTCTAAATAACAGCACGATGATTTATGAACCACGCCCAGGCCAATCTTGTATGACCCAATCGATTGATTCTTATCCGCCAACCTGGTGGGAACGTAATGACCAGATGGCTTCAATTGTCGCTGGTGATAGCGATAGTGGTGGCGATACGACTTCGGAAAGTTCTTCATCGACATCTAGCGAGTATTATTATTTTGCTCCTTTTATGTATCGTGATGAGGAATCAATTAAGAAGTACGGCGAATATCCGG